TTCAGGGGGGGGGGTGCAGAATCTTGCACCCATATAAATAAGAAAGAAAAAGAAAAAGAAGTAGAAGAAGAAAAGAGCCCCAACATTTTAAATATTCAATCTTATAAGAGGCGAAGATGAGCAACAACACCAAGGACAAAACACTAACAAGATTAATGGCGCGTGAGATAGCTCAAGCGTATGGCATCAATTGGAATTTAGACGTAAAATGGCAAGAAGCTTGGTTTAGAAATTTTGAGAACATGATTTTTAATAATTTTCGCGGTTGTGCTGAACATCTAGTACACAACGCCGCTATGCAATTCATTGAAGACGCATCAGACAGGCGCCCGCCGCCCTTCGGCGTGTTTAAATCGTTCCTTGATGGTAAGGTCGGAGCGTGGACACTAGAAGACAAGATAGAGCAAACAAAGTGCGCATTGTGTGACAAGGGCGTCAGAAGAATGTTAATCGTTTTCAGCAAAGAAGACGAAAAGCTACACCGCCGCGAGCTTGTGTGTCGCTGCACTTGCGCAGTCGGCGCCATGAATCGAGCAGTTTTAAATACAGAGCAGCTGCGAATGAAGATTAAAAATGTTGGTTTTGCTTCGCGCCTGTTTGGCTTTTCAGACTTGCACGACATCAAAATTGAACACGTGCACGTAACCGTTTACAGTGAAGAAAAACAGGCGTCGTACTATAAAGGCTCAGTTGATACTGAGATACGCTTACCCCTTTATCATATCGATGACCCGTACGACCCGTTTAAATGGGCAGGTTATTCACATGGTGAGATTGAAAGCCATTACAAGGCCACCGCACCAGCCAAAAGCGCGGCGGCGATTGCAGCACAAAAGCAGCGATTCAGAAGCATCATATCACGCGGCAAGTATTAAAAAAATAGGGAGCCGAAGCCCCCTATTAAATCCCACTTTTACCCACCACTCAGAGAATGGTTTTAATGTATGACACAAGCGTCATACAATGATATAATAACATAGGAGGTTATTAAATGTCAGATATAAAATTAATGAATCGCGGCGCGGCCGCTCATGGTGGCAGCACTAAAATTGTTTGTGTTCGAATGAAACCCGACATGCTGGCAAGGCTCGACGACTTGGCCAAGACCAGCGGCGTCAATCGTTCAAGCGTTATAGTGCATGCCGTTAACCAGTTTATGAAGACCAAAAAATAAACAAGGTTTTTAGATGCGACGAAAAAAGAAACAAGTGAAAAAGCCCCACGGGCGACCAAGTAAGCTGACGGCATCCATTCAGCGCAAAATCTGCGAAGCCGTGGCCCTTGGTTGCACCTATTCGATAGCGGCCAATTTTGCAGGAATTCACGAGTCAACCTTATTCGCTTGGCTGGCGAGAGGTCGCGACGGTGACGAAGGAATATACAAAGACTTTTACAGAGTTGTAAAACATGCCGAAGCCCAAAGCGCTATTAGAGCCCTTGATATTTTGGTTAAAGCTAGTGAGGATGATTGGCGCGCGGCGGCCTTTATTCTTGAGCGGCGGCACAAATTCACAAAGGACGCAGACCGGCCGAGCATTGATATAACCGTCGATGTGCAAGCGTCGGAAGTTGTGACGCTCATTGACGAAGTAAGGCAGCACGCTTTACAGGATGTTATCGAAGGGCCTGTTATTGATTTAGATGAAGAGTAAAAAACCACAGCGTATTTTATCCGACACGATGCACGGGCGGCTCTTACCGTGGTATTATTGCTGCCGCCCGCGCAGGATAAAAACGGCCTTGAAAAAATTAATGGAGTCGAGCGAATACAGTTTAACCTTGCGCGCTTTGGCTATCAGCGCCGGCGTCACAAGGTTGACCGCCTCGCTTTGGCTGACTGGTGAAAAAATCCCGACTGATAATGAAATCAGGGATATATCAAAAGCCTTTTGTTATCGGCGTTTTGGTCTGGTTATGTCTGGTTACCGATTACCGCTACAGGCCGAGCTGCAAGATATTGCAAACTACGAGCGCAACAAATGACCCGAACCATTTCAAAGAACATTCAAACCCTTTCCAGAATACAAAAAAGTTATCCGCTGGCGCTTTCGCGGCTATGGGTGCCGCATTGCCACAGGTTCGACGGGCTAGCATCCAAGAGCCCGCGCGCGCGCGGCTGTGGGCGTCCAATGGTCCGGCTTAATGCGGGCGTGTGGCGTTGCAATCATTGCGGCATAACGGAACCGCGAACAAGTCAGGTTGAAATTCCTTTGTCTTTTCCGATGTGCTATTTAGTCGCGGGTGGCAACAGAGCTGGCAAAACTGAAATAGGCGCCCAGCTGGCCGTGGCCTTTGCGGCCTCGCGGCGTGAATGGTGGGTTAAGCAATGGTGCGCACTTAATAACATACCGCTTGACCTGTTACCGCCGAAGCCGTCTACGGTCATCAGCTCCGGTTTGAGTTATGCCGATTCGGCCGAATACATCAGGCCAAAGATTAATAAATATTTGCCGACAGGCTGCACCTTTAGAAACTGGCGCGGCGCAGGTCGCGCGGTTGTGACCTTGCCGAACAAGGGCCGGATTATTGCCATGTCAGCCGATGCCGGCCGCGAGAAATACCAAGGGATGGGCGGGCGTGATTCGCGCGCCATCTCGCTTGCTTGGCTTGATGAAGAACACCCCGAGGACATCTTCAACGAGCTCATGTTGCGGGTAGCCGATACGCCATACGGCGGGCGCTTGTTGTTGACCATGACCCCGCTAAAAGGGATGACTTGGGTTCATGATAAATTTATCGAATCCAAGCTGGAGGGGTTTGATTTTGTTGGCATAACCGGCCTTGACAATCCGTACGTGTCAAGCGTAAAACTGCGCAAGGCGACAGGCCACATGTCCAAAGCATCGCAGGATAGCCGGCTTTTTGGATTGTTTACCGTGCAAACAGGGTTAGTTTACCCCGAGTTTAAAAGGGGCGTACATGTCATTAAACCCCGCGAGCTACCGGCTCACTTTAAGAGATACAGGGGGATTGATTTCGGAGTTAGAAACCCATTCAGCTGCATTTGGATTGCACACGATGAAGACACCGACACACTACATGTTTATCGTGAATACTACAAGACCGAAAAGACCACCCAAGAAAACGGCAACATGGTTTATGCTCTTTCAAAGAATGACCCGCCTGTTGAGTTTACGACATGCGACAGTGAAAGCAAAGACGGCCGGTTAACCTTGGCGCGATTTTGTTCCATACCAAACAAGCCAGCCCCAAAACATTTGGGTGTGGTAGCTGGCATAAGTCATGTTAAAAAAAGGTTGCAGCTTGATGCCGAAGGAAAACCAGCTCTTTACATTCACAGCAATTGCAAGCAGCTGATAAAAGAGATTCGCAGCTATCGTTGGATGCCTGACCAGAAAAAAGACAGGCCCGTGAAAAAAAACGACCATGGTTTAGACGCTCTTAGATATGTAATCATGACGCTAACAAGACATCAAGCTCGGCTTGACGGCAACGACTTGACCAGCAGAAAAAGCCGCAGCCTTGGCGAGCTATGAAAAAATACAGCAAAAGCTCCGAAATCGAAAAAGCCAGCAAACCAAGGTATCATCGGCACTCTTTTCCTAAATGATTAAAGGTATTACGATAAGGCTTAGCCTTAAAAACGCTTAAAATCGATTTTAGGGCCTATTCTATCGATTTGTTGGATTTGGCTGTTTTTGGCCATCAAAAAAAAATTACTCTTGATTGACCAGCCAAAGCGGGCTATCTTTTTTTTGCCAAGGATAAAATGTATTCGTTCACTTTAGACATCGAGCCGATAGCATGCCCCCGACCAAGGGCCACCGCCTTCAAAGGTAGGGCGCGTTTGTACATGCCGAAAAATTACAACGAATGGACACGCCGCGCAATCGTGCAAATAAAAGACAGGTATGAAGGCCCGCGCATTTCTGGCGCCGTCATGATTTCAATAACGGCCATATTCAAAAGGCCGCAAAGGCTTCTAAGAAAAAAAGACCCTGCGAACAGATTTTACAAGGCATCAAAACCCGACATAGATAATATTTGCAAGGCTGTAATTGATTCATTGGTCAAGGCTGGCGTGTTTGTTGACGACGACCAAATTGTAACGCTGACCGCCACAAAACTATACGGCGCAAAATTGGAATCAAAAAAATCTGAACGGGAACAGATTAAAATTGATATATATCCAATAGAGGTGCCACCATGTCAGATACAACGAAAAGCGGATTCTGGTTTAGAATAGCCAGCCTTTTTTATTCAACAGAAACAAAGTCATTGCAAAATTTGCAAGCCAAGCCCGTAACGGTTGACCACGGCGCGACCTATGCACAGCCAATGGGCGTGCGTCCGACTTACAGCCCCAACGACGCGATGAGTGCTTACAGCGGCCACGGTTACACCTATGCCGCCGTTAGTCGAGCGTCGGAAGATTTGGCGGCGTTGCCTTTGCGCCTCTTGAAAGGTAAAGACCGCGTCTTGATTGAAGACCACCCAGTAATTGATTTAATGACACAGCCGAGCTCAAATGTCGACGGGTTCTTGTTTAGAGAGCAGCTCGTGACCGACATGATACTAACCGGTAATTGCTTCATTCTTTTATTGGGCCAAACTGAACAGCCGACAAGCATCATAAGGCTGCACCCTTCCAACATTCAGCCAGTGACCGACAAAACCGGCGTTATTGCTTACATATACCGGTCAGGCGGTCAAACCGTAACATATCCAGCTGAACGCGTGATACATGGCCGTTTACCATCATGGAAAAGCGGCCCGTCTGAGCTCATGGGCACCGGCGCAATTGAACCGCTAGCGCGTGAGATACAAGCTGACATCAACAGCCAAAACCTTGTGAGCAACGCAAGCGCGCAAGCGCGGCCCGATTTGCTAATCAGTCCTAAAGACCCCGCCGACATTTGGGGCGCCGATATGCGCCGCGACATCGCGAGCCAGTACAGGAAGCTCAGCGCCAATGGGGGCGCCATGGTATTAAGCGGACTTGCCGAGGTGTCGCCTTTGCAACTATCGCCGCGAGAAATGGAATACAGCCGCGCAAGGGAAATGGCGCGCGAAAGCATCAGCAGTGTCACCGGCGTGCCGCCGTCGGTTTTAGGCTTGCCAAGTGCAAATTATGCCCTTAGCCGCCAGCAAGCGCGCAACTATTGGAGCGTCCAAACAAAGCGCGGCAAGCGGTTAAGCTTGTTGTTTACAATCATCGCTAGAAAGTTTGATACAGAGCTGCAATTTGAACATGATTACAGCGGCGTTGAAGCCTTGCAGGAGTCAAGGACCGAGCAGCTTAACAGGGTACAAATGCACATACTAAACGGCATCAACACCCGCGCCGCATACAAGTATGAGGGCTTAGATTATCCCGAAGATATAGAGGGGTCAGAAGCCGATTACAGCGACGAGACGGCCGAAGACGTGCGCGGGTATTTGGCGCGGTTGTACGCTGTAAAAAAAAACGATGATTTATCTACCTATGAAAACAGAAAAGAAGCATTTGAAAGCCTAAGCGAAAGCACGCAGCTGGCTTTAGAAAGAAAGGTGGCAGACCACAAAGAAGAAGTCGGCACCGACCCGCGAAAGCGCACAACGAAACAAATTTTAGCCGTGTCATATTTGCGCGGTATTGGCGCGTATGAAACAAACCCGTCAAGCGTTCGGCCCTCAGTGCAAAGCGCCGAGCAATGGGGAATGGCGCGCGTCAACGGCTTGTTATTTGCATTAAGAAACCTTAAATTTAAGCGCAAGCCATACGACACCGATTTGCTACCACCCGACCACCCTTTAAGCTCACGAGAAAAGGACACGGCGCGCGCCGTGGGCGATGAAGACCCGACCAATTTTCCAAAGGATGGCGACGACGAAAGCGTTTCATTGAGCAATTCAAATTTTGAGGTTTTCCCTTTGGCCTTTGCTGAAGACCTTAAAGAAAATTATCCTGATATATGGAAGGCCGGCGGTAACATCGAAGGAAACGCACAATACAACCGGCTTAAAGACATCGTCGGCCGCTCGAAAAAATCGCCAGACACCAACACCGAAGAGAAAGCAATACGGGACCGCGAAGCGTGGGCGGCGCGTCATTTCGGTGACGGCGCGCAATTCAATGATGAAGACCCGCCGAGCCCTAACATTTCAACCATAGCTGGAATCGTGGCGCAAATAAAATGGTTTGTCGTTGGCGAGCTTGGTCTTGATAAAATGCGGTCAATAATAAACGAAGTGAAAAAGAAAAACCTGAAAGAAAAAGCACGGACCGACCTCTGGCAAACGTGGATTAAAAATTACAATGAACCCGCTTTACGAAGTATCGAGCGCGCAACCCGTGCATATCTCAGAGGCGCGGCAAAACGTTACGCTGACCGCGTTGAAGAATATGTCACGCCGTCAATGACCAAGGGCGTAACCGATTACAGCGAGCTGCTTGATGAAGCGGGAGAGCGCCGTAATGCGGCCTTTATCATTGGCGCCCGTTGGCGGCTTTGGTATCAGAAAAGCGGCGACGCATCAATCAAGGACATAATCAAGCAAAGTAAAATACCATATGAGGGTCAAACGATTGACCCGACCGAGGTCGACGGCTACATTGATTTGTTCACGCGGCAAATCGTGCGCACACAATCGACACAAATAACAGACTTGGTTGACCAAGCTTTACAGGACGGCAAGCCGATTAAACAGATTGCAAAAGAGCTGGAGTCATCCGGCAAGGTGTTTGGCGCCAAGCGTGCCAAGTTGATTGCGCAAACCGAAGCAACGCGCGCGGCCAACCTTGGAACGCAGGACGCTTTCACACAAGCAACGGCAATGGGTATTCGCATGCGCAAAGAGTGGTTATCAGCCCGTGACGATAAAGTCAGACCCGCACATGACGAGCTTGATGGTCAAGTCGTCGGCGTTAATGAAAACTTTACAAGCAAAGACAAAGACGGGAAGACCGTTGAAGCAATGAGCCCAGCTTCGTTTGGCATTGCTGAGCAGGATATAAATTGTCGTTGTACGATGCTGCCTGTGGTAGAAGATTAAAAAAAATTAATTTTCTTACGCCGGCTATCACGGCCTTTTAAAGAAATATATAATTTATTTTAAAATAAAGCTTGCTTATTGTATTACAATAGCCTATAATATAATTGTTCAATCAAGAACATCACCCAAGGAAAACAAAATGTACTCTTCAGACTTTGAAACAATGACCACAAAAGCAATTCAAACCCGCATTCAACAACTTGAAAATCACACAGCCCGAATGATGACGGGGATTAAATATGACGAGCATAATTACAGAAATCAAACATGCCCAGCCGCACTCGAAATGATTGGCAAAAGACGTGAACGTTTCGAAGCTGATATTGCTTACAACAATGAAAAAATAGTTATGATGCAAGCTGAATTACAAAGCAGAGCATAAACCCCGCCGCCCCCTACGGGGGGCCGCTGTCGGGCGGTGTGCGCCGCTCCTGACGAGTTCAAAAGAACGAAACAGCAAACCAACTAACCAAGGCAAACCCATGAAAGACAAACCCGTAATCATTGCAGAACTTAACCCCGCTCCGACTCTTGATGATTTTTCTCACAGCCTGAACGAGCAGCTTGATTATCACCTTAACGAAGCTTTGGAATTTATTCCTTATCTAGAAAAGCAATCAAATGACTGGTATCGTGATTCAAATCTAGACGAGCTGCTTGTTCACCTTCGAAACCTGCAAGAAATCGAAGCCACAAAATCAAAGCTTTTAGAGTTTTCAATAAATAATGATTTTAGAACATCGGCCAAAGGATAAAAAAATGACCAATCAAATTGATACTGAATACTACACAAATTGGTTTATCAAAGGCTGGCTGAAAACCATGTTTAGCGAGCTGCCTTTCAAAGATGAATTGTTAACCATTTACGGCCAGCTTGTTTCTGGTGAACACTGGCACCAAATCAAGCTGGATTTCAAATTGGAATTTCCTAATGAAAAATGGATAGCCGGCGCAATTTCGTTTTATGGTCGAAAAGTTGAAATGCTTTTGCAAGCGGGCGCGACTTTGCCGACCCTTGATGAATTCACCGAAACATTTAATTCAGAAGTGGAACGAAAGCTAAAATTAATCGCTGAACGCAAGGAAAGAAAAAAGGCCCGTGAAGCCGCTCTGGCTGCGTCTGGCAAGTCAGGCGTATCAAGACAAGGCGCCGGCTTTAAAAGGGCTGGAGCGTTTGGCACGCGCGCGAATGACTAGCAATTTAAACCCCGCTACCAAAATAAAATAAAAAAAATATGAATAATCATAAATTTTGTTTTATAAATAGGCTAGCGGGGTTCTAGTTATGCTCATAAAGCAATTTTTTAAATCGTCACCTGTTGAGGATGGCGATGATTCGGGTAAGGTGTCATTCATTGCGTCGACTGATAGGGCTGACAGGTATGGTGATATTGTTAATCAGTCTGGTTGGAATCTGGAAAATTACAAATCAAATCCTATTGTGTTATTGAATCACGACCATCAAAGCCTCCCCATCGGTCGCGGCGCAGTCAGCATCAGCGAAAAAGGTTTGGTCATCGATGTTGAATTTGACAGCGCAGACCCGCGCGCCGCTGAGATACAAGGCAAGGTATCACGCGGTTTTATGAACGCGGTTAGCGTCGGTTTTGCGCCAATTAAAACCATTGCGCGTGCCGACTTACCCGAATCACATTTTGCTTTTAGCAAATCAGCCGGCAGCTATTTTGAAGAGGCCGAATTATTAGAGGTCAGTATCGTAACGATACCCGCAAACGCAGACGCCGTAGCCGCTAAAAGCTTCGGCTTTGACCTTAAACAATACATACACGAACGAGTTTTAACAGAACTCAAAGAGGCGCCCGTGACGACCCTAACAAAACATATTTTAGCCGTGACCGAAGATGACGAATCAGTGACCGTCATTTTTGCGAAGATGAAACCAGACGAAGCCGCAGAAGAAGAAGAAGAAGCGGCGGAAATGGAAGAAGAAGGCTATCAAGATTCCGAAAAGGAAGAAGACGACGAAGAAAACAAAGCCTTTGTCAAAGCATTATTAACACTAGAAGGGGACTATTAAAAAATGTCTGATATAAACAAAGCGAAAGAGATTATTGACGGTCTCGTTCGAACCCAACGAAACGCGGGCGACCGGTTGCAAAATGTTGAAAAGCAATTGGTTGACCTTAAAGAAGCTCAGCGACTAATTGACGAATCAACACAAGCTCCCGCAACGGTTTACGCCGACGAAAGCGAGCTGCGTGATTACATCAAGGCTGACGGCTCCGTACAATGGACCACCGAAGTCAAGCACTATACCAACGCCCGTGGCCAGCGTGTAAGCGTTGAAGAGGCCGGCCTTTTGGATTCTGAAGAGGTAACAAGCGATTGGCACCAAGAGCTTAAAAAAATATCTCAAGACCGGCACCTTTGCCGCATGCTTATGAGTGAGCCATACACACCGAAGCTCGACGCTCGTTTATACAGACACCTAAACAAGGCGCCACGCGCCATTCTTCCCGCCGTACAGCGGGCTTTTAATGATGTCGCTGGTACAGGGGCCGAGTTTATCCCCGACCAATTCGTGACGGACCTGTATCAAGAATTTCAAATACCAAAACGGTTGCGAAGCCTTTTGACCCGCGTTCCAGTTGATAGAAATGTTATAAATATCCCCCGCCTTAATAGGGGCGGCCGTCCTTATTTGAAAGGAGAAATTACAGTCGATTCACCTTTGGCGCAATACACAACCAGCACACCGGCCACCGGTGACAAAACAATTAACATAAAAGGACTAGCTTGCAGTTACATCCTTGACGATTCGGCACTTGAGGACAGCGCCCTTGCGGTTCTTCCACTTTTTAGCGCTCAAATTTCAGCGGACATTTCTGATGCCTTCGAAGATTGTATGGTCAATGGCGACACCGCCGGAACACATCAAGATACTGGCCTTGCAAACTGGAATATCCGCGGACGGTGGGGCGCTAGCGGCCTCGGCGGTACGAGCGATCACAGACGCGCCTTTCTAGGCTTCAGAGCCGCCGCAGCCGACCAGAACAGCACCGCAGCTGCTGGTAGCGCCACGCTGGCCACCTCGGCCGACATTCTTAACGGAATCGCGACCCTTGGCGAACTTGGCGCCGCTGATTTGGTTATGATTGTGAGCCCTGAATTCATGATTCGTCATCTCATGGGCATGGCTAACCTAGTAACCGTCGATAAAGCAGGTCCAAACGCCGCTATCATCAACGGACAAATAGGTTCTATCTTTGGCGTGCCTGTGGTTATGTCTCGCTTCCTCTCAGAAGACTTGAACGCGTCTGGTATTTATGACAATTCAACCAAAACACAAACCGGTTTTATTCTGATGAATCGAAGCTCATGGTACTTGTACGAGCGGCGCGGCTTAGTTGTCGAGCAGGACAAGGATATTTCGGCGGGTGCGATTCGTTTGGTAGCGACTTACAGGGCCGTCATGGGGTCACCTGACCAGTCAACCGTTAACAATTGCTTTTTCGGCTACAATTACAACTAGGAGTTAAAATGTTAGTCTCAATACCAATAGCTCAGGCTACAACCGGCGCCCGTGTCTTTTATGCGCCTGTGCCTTATGCGGTCAACCTTGTCAGCATTAAGCTCGTATCTGGTCAAGCGCTCGCCGCTCATGCCTCAAACCATTTAACCATAACAATCGCAGCGGCTAACGGGTCAACCGTTTTGGCTTCACGCACGACAAATTCATCCGGTGGCTCAACACTTGCCGCCGGAACTGTTGAAAGCTTGACGATTGGCAATTTTGATGCTTCAGGGCTTGCGCCTGATGAAGCTTACAAAATTAGCACCGCCCTTGGCGGCACGCTTGCCAATGCCGTTGATTTGAATCTGGTTTTTGAACTTGAAGCTGCTCGCTCAGTCTAGGTCGTTTAATGTCCCTTGTATCTTTAGCAACATTCAAAGAATACTTGCCAGAGGTGCAAGGGACAGCTAGCGACACGGAGCTACAAAATCTATTAGACCGCGTTGAATCGGTTGTGGCTGCTTTTATTGGCTTTCAGCGAATAACGGCCGGCCCAGCTGGTTCATCGTCGGCCCAATTGACATCAAGGTCCTACACGCTTTATGTGGACGGGCCAGCTGACGGCTACCCAAACACAATTTTTTTACCAATGCAGCCAGTAACAGCCATTACAAGCTGGCACAGCGACGTCGAAAGGGAATACGGCAGCGACAAAGAAATAGCAGCTGACCAATATGAGCTTGATACAAACCTCGGTTATTTAATTTTAAAATCTACCTCCAGCGTGACAATTGAATCAGGTTTTCGAGCTAATAAAATCGTTTGCTCCGCTGGGTTTACTTCTGCGGCTGATGACATTACACATGCTGTATGTGTATACGCTTCAGCCTTGCAGCGTGGCAAGGCCACACAAGGCAAAGACAGCACCACACAACGCGAAGTTAGCGTTAAACTTTCGCCGCGTACTATGCCCCAAGAGGTCAAAGATATTTTATATCCTTTAAGGGTCTCAGGGCGTGTTTTATGAGCTTCTCTTTCGATGATTTTGTTAATACTCTTAATGAAATGGAAGGGCGCTTAACCAAAAATGTTCGAAATGCCCTACATAAAAACGCTTTGCGGGCAATGCGCGCCGCAAAAATAAACGCTACCTCTTTTCCGCGCGTTGTTACGGGCCGGCTTAGAAACAGCATAACCGGCACAACCATTGTCAAAGACGGGTTATTAACCGCCATACTGCGCGCCGGTGGGCATAGCATTGCCGGAAACGACCCAAGGCTTAACCCCCCAGCTGAAGTTGTTTACGCGGCCGTACAAGAATTCGGCGGCGGCCCTTTTAACATACGCCCAAAACGCTACATGCAACGCGCGCGCGACAAGGTTTTACCGCGTTTTAATGCAGACATCGACAAGGCCACGCGCCTTGCTTTAGAGGGTAAGAATTTTGGCTGATTCACCGATTATAAAAATTGAAGATGCAATCAAAACAACAATCGCCGCCGACTATTCGAGCGGCTACAGTGGTTTAGACCTTCAAAACAGGGTTGTAATTGGTGAGGTAACCGAACCGCCTTACATACCATATGCAACCGTAAAATTCGTGGATTTTATTGAAGAAGCCGGCCAAGCTTTGGGCCGTTACCAAGGCGAAGCTGAATTCTCAATAATTTGCTATGTTGGCGGCACAAGCTCGGCCATTGATTCGCGCCGTCAAGCTGCGGTTAATTTGGCATCTGACATAATCAAGGCAATAACGGCCGACAGGCTTTTAGGTTTTACTGATGGAATTGTTGACGATGTCAATTGTAGTTTTTTAGCGCGTGACGGCGATAAATTTGGTATACCAAATGTTGGAATTGCATACATTCAGCTGCGAGTAAAGCGACAAACAGACAGGGGTGACTAATGGCTACATGGGCTGATTCAGCTTTTACTTACAGAGCTCCAATTTCGATTCCGGTTTACACTGGCGGCGGCGCCACGACTATTGACGTAAATGTCGAAATTCCGCCGGACTGGGATGTTTTCTGGAATAACACGCTAGCAAATTTTTATGATATTAAGGTTTATTCGGCTGACGGGTCCACGCCTATTGCGTACGGTCGCGCCAGCGGTGCAAACCATGCTAGCCGAACGCTTCAATTGCAGCTTGATGCCGTGGCGATTGATGACCAAAGCTCAACCAGCTTGGTTTATGTATATTTTGGTGACGCTGACGCGGGCAGTGACCCCGCAACCAGCCCGAGCATTTCAAGCGCTAAAACTGGTTACATATGGTTAGGGCGCCCTGTTAGATTAGTAAGGCCTACGCTAACCGATACGGGCCGCTCAGAACCTGAAATTGTATTCACTAAAGACGAAGGCGAAAAAATAGATATTTGGTTCGACCTTCGCCCGCTGTTTGCTTCATATGTGGACCCGTACAATAACCGGTTATCATTCGAAGGGATTAAAAGGATTCAGCCGAAAAGTTTAGACTCAAGCGGCAACGATTCAACCGGCCGTTATTCGTCAGATGACACTTATTTTTTAAATGGTTACGCTTCAATTCGTGCCATATCAGGCAGCAATAACACCGATTATGCTGTTGGTCTGGATGTATACACGACTAACGATTTGACTTATAAAGTCAGGTGCCTTTTAAAAATCAAAAACAAATTACCATCATCATAATTAGGGGAAAAAAATGGCTATTCAATTCGGCAGAAATGCGTTTATACAAGTCGCAGAAGAATCAACTTACGGCACTGCGGCCGGTTCAGGCTATACCGATATGCGCTTGGTATCTTGCACGCTCCAAAAGACGATTGAACGCGCCCGCAAGACACATTTAAACCAAGGTGACGCGGGCTTTGTTCGGAGCACATTTGACGCGTTTAACATTACCGGCGGCAATGTTAGCGGCCCTTTACATTATGCCGGCAATGGTGACATTTTAAAAGCAGCTTTGGGTGCGGTAAGTTCAGCTGGGTCAAGCCCAACGACGCACAGCTTTACGGTAGCTGAAAACTTGCCAAGCTTGACTATGACTTTGCACCGTGGCGCCGCCCAAAGCGGCAACCCAAGTAAAGAAGAATTCAAAGGCTGCGTTATTAATACTTTGACCATATCATGTGCGGCAGGTGAAGAAGCTCAATTTAGCGCGGAGATAATCGCGCAAGACGCATCAGCCCGCGCAACCTTCAACCCTGCCACCCATGGCGCCAGTTTTCCAGCTTCGGGCTTGCCCGTTCTACATCATCAAAGCAGCTCAATTACATGGGATGGCAACACCTACACCGCGCGAAGCTTTGAAATCACAATTGATAATAAAATCGAACGCCGCAACCTGCTTGGAAGCCAGCTGACTTCTGAACCGAATACCGGCGACGTGCGCGAAGTCCGATTTACAGCTACAATGGATTTGGATGATAACACCCTTTACACAAGCAGCATAGCCACACCGACCGCGACTGATTCCGATGTAGTTTTAACCATGACCGGAACCGGCAACAATCAAATGGTGTTTACGATTTACAATGCAGTGATAGAAGAATACAGCGATTCAGTAACAACATTTGGCAGGATAGAAAGAACAATTACATTTTTGGGCACTGTTGATTCGTCGGGCAACGAAGCAATCAAGATAAACATGATAAATGACAATGCCAATCCAATCTAAACAATTTCACACAACAACAGGAGAAGAAATTAATGATTCCAATCTTAAAAGAACTAGCGGACAAATCCCGATGGTCGACCGAATGTTTCGACGGCCAGCTTCATTTGAGCGGGCGCGTGCTTTCCCCTATCGAAGCTCAGGCGGCCGGTATTGCTTCAAAAACTCTGATGAGCAAAATGATGACGGCAATGACTCCACAAACGGACGCCGACGAGAAAACAAAAGAAGAGAAAATATTAGCAAAAATTGAATCTCTAACGCCGGAGGATTTATTAACTTTCGGCAGCATGCAAGACCGAATAATTTGCCAAGTCGTCGACAAGGCAAGCCAAGATGGCGAGGCGTGGGAGAAGCTGCTTTTATGCGTCAATGAGTCACAGCAAAACCCGTTAAGAAATGTTCTTTGGGTGGGCGTGCTTTCACAAGATGATAAAAACCTGATATTTGAAAAGGCTATGCTTTCGGTAAAGGAGGCCAGCGAAAAGCTGGAAAACTTTCCAGAATGACGCGGACTTTATCGACATTATCGACATTATCGCGCGCAGCTACGGAAAATTGCCGTCCGAAATTTTATCTTTATCGTGGTCGGAACTTTTCTTATGTGTTCAATGCGTCGTTAGCCGTTCGAAACGCGCACAAGAAGCAATGCAAAAACGCAAAAAAGGCGACATGATTTTCCCAGTTATTTCTATAATGGAAATGGTCGACATGGTGTGAAATGGCAAAAACTGTAGATTATATTTTAAAGGTATCAACCCAGCAAGGTAACCAAAATTTAAAGGGCCTCGCTAAAGAATCTTTTGCAGCGCAAAAGGGCTTAGTAAAAGTCACGGCTGCGGCCGCTGGTGTCGGCGTTGCAATGGCAGCAATCGCCACCGGCGTTGTGAAGGTTGCAAAAGCCTTTATAGATGGCGCTAAGGCAATATTTGACTTTACACAACAAAGCGCCGATTTGGTCAATGACATTAATGATTTATCCGCGCGCTCAGCCATCAGCGCCGAAAATATCAAAGCCCTGCAATTTGCACTAGAAGCCAGCGGCCAAAGCGCCAGCCAAGCGACCGCAATATTTACCCGTTTCCCAAGCGTTTTAAGCCAAGCTAAAGTCGAATCATCACGCGCCGCGCAAGGCTTCGCCGAATTAGATGTTGAAGTTTTTAACGCTGACGGCTCTTTTAGAAATGCAAACACCGTTTTAGAGGAAACAATTGCAGCGTTGCAAGGTGTTGAAGACACGACAACCCGCGCCGCTATTGCTTCGGATATTTTTGGGCGTCAGGCTGGTGCATTGCTTCAAGCGTTAGGCGACTCTGACGGTTTAGAAAGTTTTGTCCGATTGACCGAAAAATTCGGGGTTAGAACAGGCCCGAAAGCGTCAGCTGCCGCTTCTAAATTTCAAAGAAATGTTGCTAGTCTTGACATGGTTGTAAAAGGCTTAAAATCTACTTTTGTAGAAGCCTTCGGCGATGATGTCGCCACGCTTGTTTTAGACTTGGCTGAACAGGTCGCAATTGGTAGCCGTTTAATTTCTATCTACACACAAGAGCTTACTGATAGCTTTAAAATCGTTATTGAAGTGGTAAAGCTGTTTTTTGGTTTAGGTGTTGAGTTAACCAAAGCTTTTGGCGTTGGACTTGTTCGACAAATACCAATTATCGGGGGCTTTGCTTCTGATGCTTTGCTTTTGGCTGACACTTTTGATGTAGTCGGAACTGCAATGGATGCTTTAATAAACCACCAGCTGCCCAGCTTCGGTGAAAATTTAGCGCTTGCAAGAAAAGACGCGGCTGAATTTAGAAAAGCCATGGAAGACGTAAGCAAGGCAACCGCGCCGGCGGGCGGGGGCGGTGGGGGTCCTGCTACCAGCTCGGCCGCTGGTGTTGCTATTGACCCGAAAGCGGCAAACGCTAACGCGTCAGGCGTTCAATTTAAATTGGTCGGGCACACAATAATTGACGGTTTTGACCAGTCATTAGCCAATCAATTTGCATTAGCACAACAAGCAGACGAAGCTTTTTTTAGCGCTTTAAATTTAGAGCGTATCGGCGTAGCGCTGGAAAAGGTATCAGACAGTATAAGAATGATTTCAAGCCCTGACGGCCTTGTCAGGGGTATTGGTGCGGCCTTTGGCCCGATAGGGTCAAGCATTGCCGGCGCTATTCAAGGTTTGGCGGCATTAGGTGAAAAATCACCGGCTGAACTAAAAAAGGAATTTGAGAATTTTGCCAAAGCAGTTGCAAAAGGCTTGGCAATGTTGCCGGCTGTATTGATTGAAATATTGCCGGTTTTTGTTATTCAATTGATAAAAGGAATTGGAGAGCATATTTTAAAATTGCCCCTCTTAATTTTGCAAGCTTTTGCGCGGCTGTTTCAGCCAATCGTTGATTTTTTCAAAGGCGAAAAATTAAAAAACAAAGCTGCAAATTTTGTGGAAAATAGGCCGCTTTTAGCGTCTTTGTTAGGTTTTGAGGATGTTCCCGATAGTGTTAAGGCATCAATGATGTCTGGCGGATTCATGACGGCCCAAAGCGGTATTTCATTCACTGGAGGAAAGCGGGGTTTAGCCATGTTGCATGAGGGGGAGGCAATTGTGCCGGCCTCAGGTCGCACAGGACAGGCCGAACAGCGGACTTTTAACCAAGCGGGCGCCTCTGGTATCAATATTGTGATAAACTCGGCTGTCGTCGAGAATAGGGCTATTGACGAACTAGTTAGAAGGCTTGAGCATCGATTCGGAGCTTTTGGCGTCGGTAAAACAGCTCTTTTCAACAGGTGAATCATGGGAAATGCAAAGTTTTATTTTTATCCTTCACCAAGTCAAACGCCATACTTAGCTACGATTGATTTAGGCGAAGGTTTAGCGGAGCTGTATTCCGATTATGACATTGACGCTCAGGACGGCGTGAGCTATACCGGCCGAAGATATAGAACCGTTGGAAGGGTTAGCGAAATGGTCAGGGTGCAGCGTGACCGCATGATTAGCGGTGAAGATAAATATCGCGACCTGATGACGCTACAAAGCCATTTAGACAGGGGCGGAAGCACAGCCCTATGCAGTGACGCCGATAAATCATACGCTACATTTCTAACACACCCAGCTAAAGCTGGTGATACGGTTATTAGAGTCAGCTCGAATATTTTACGCAACATCGTTGGAAACAAAATTGTAGCTGCAAATGATTATTTGATGATTGAAACACAAAACCCAGCTATGGTTTACCAACTTGTCAAGGTCCAAAGCATTACGGCCACGGCCACCGCTCACGGGACCATAACCTTAACGAATCCGATTCTATATGATTTTGATACCGGTGTTATCGGTGTTAGATATTATCGGTTTTGGCCAAATCTCAAGCGGCCGGCTAACAACTTGTCGGCCAATATGATTTCAAATGAGCGCGGGTTTTTGTTTTCACTTGATGTCATGCTAACGCCTGATTATTTTCAATATTTCAGTAACTTTTTGCCCGTTGGAAATGAGCTTGGCGAGTTGACTAACGCATTCGGCGACGCTGCGACAAGTGGCGCCGATAGTGTCTTGGCTTCGTCTGGCTTTATATCAGCGGAAGAAGTAACAAACACTAGCGACATCGGCACAAGCTTGATAACCGAACCCACAATCGAGCCAAAGATAGCCACATGACATGGTCCGCCCAATTCCAAACCGATTTAAAAAACCGTCAGACATCAGATTTTGTTTTTAGGTTGGAATTCATACGCACTAAATTTGGAGTGGGCACCGATTACACGATTGATAATTCAAATACTAAAATACAAATTCAGTCTGAACAGGTGCGAATCAATGGAACGCGCGTTGTAAATCAAAGCTTTTCAACCTCATTCGGTGAATTTTCGCTTCGCTTAGTTGGTGATTATAGAACCATTAGCCAAAATATAAATCGGGGCTCAGTCGCAATTTTATATGTGGGTTTTAAGGATTACGCGCCGGCAAATTATCAGCGGTTGATTTGGGGGTCGTTGTCCGGGATACGCAAAATTAATTTTGAAACATTCGAGCTCTCTTTTGATGATGCGTTATCGACGCTCAATAATCGTTTTGATGTTCGTTATGATTCGGGCTTGGGTTTGCATAAATCAGCCTTGTTTTATTCGCTAGGCCAAAGCACAACCATGACCAGCAATTTCGCAATTGCAACCGATACCCAGCTCGCTGTTACAGACGTAACGATTTTTCAACGCGATAGCTCAGGGCGTGGCTTGATTGGTATATTCAACCCAAGCAACACCCCGCAAGAAATATTATTTGCTGAATGGTCGAGCAAAACAATAACAAGCGGCGTAGCTGGTTATCTCACAATGTCAGCTTCTCCTCTAGTTGTTAGTTATCCAAGCCTGACAGGAAGCTCGGTTTTTCCGGCAAGCATTACAAGCTCAAATTCGGTTATTTACAACTACGCACAAATAGCAGATTTTCCACCGCACATTATCGGTAAGATTATCCAAAGCGGCAGCGGTTCGGGCGCCCTTGATGATTTGCCCTCACAATGGTCTGTTAGCGGCTTTGGCGAGTTACCCGCTGATATATATGATTATGTCGACGCAGAGCAACAAAAAGCCTATATCGTCGCAGCTAGTACTACTTATCGATGGCGCATAGCTTTAAACAGTCCACAAACAGAATTTATTAGGACCATCAGCGGCAAAGCTTCGGACCTTGGACAGTGGCCGGTTTTAAGACAGGGCCGCGTTAGTTGGCGCGGGGTAACTGACCCTTACAGCCCAACGACGCCGAACCCTTTAAAATCGATAGCCTATGAAATAACAGACGACGACATAATAAGGGTAGCTTCACATGATTTGTTTGACACAAACGCAAACGCGGTTTTTAGCAGCTTCAACATTGTAAGAGACCAAGACGGAAATAAAACATTAGTCAGGACAGGCACAAACCTTGATTCATTGCCAGCCTACGCGCAAGCGGTTGACCGTGGCGACGGGCTAACCTATGACCCGCAATTCACCCGCGCCAATATGGCCACAGCTGACGGTGCCAGAATGGAAAACTATCAAAGGCTTGTAGCGGAAAAAATCAGCTTGGAAATGCAGCTGCACATGTCGCGATTTGTTGCCGGTGACAATGTCAGTGTGACATCGTCAATATTATATGGTAGAAATGAAAAGAAAACTTTCTATAATCGGGTCGGTATGATTAGCGGCGTCGACATCGATTTCGGCAACCGCAGCTGCATTGTTACAATTCTATTTTTGCCGCCTTTGGGGCTAAGACCATGAAACCAAAAATTTTGCAACATTTAGAAACAATGGGTTTTGTGACTTTTGATGGTGAGTACGACCTAAATATTATTGGCATCCGTTCCGCTTCTGAGGTCACAAATGTTTTTAATGATAAAATCATCATTGTTTATCGACATGCGGGCGAGTGGCAACAAGCTGAATTTCCAATAACAACCGACGCGGGCGCGTATTGGCTTCTAAACCCGTCAAGGGTGCAAGGCACCGCTATTGTGGTTCATGATAAACAGTACCGGTCAGTGTGGTCAATAGGAAAGCACAGGGGCAAATATGAAGCATTGGTTCAAACCGGCCCAATTAAGGTCTGGCGCGACAATACAAAAGACCTGATTATTGACTTTGAAGGCCCAGAAATTGAAGGATACTACGGCATAAATTGCCACAAATCCGGTGAAAGAGGCAGCACGATTGTAAATAAATGGTCGGCCGGTTGCATGGTTTTTGCCAACCCTACCCATTTTAACGCATTTATGAATCTGTGCCGTTATCAGGTTAGGGCCGGCCACGGCGACAAATTCAGCTTCACTCTTTTACATGAAAAAACTCTTAAAAAACTAGAATCGGGCGAGTACTCGCCAAAGGATAAAAAATGTCAGGTAAAGGATTCGTCATCGCCATCAAAATCGCTAAAGTCATCCTCCCCATCATCAAAGAAACGCTCGAAGCCGTCGAAGAAGCCCGCGACCCGCAAAGCCACGGCGGCGAAAAAATCACCAAAAAAGAAGCCATCGAAATCGCCGAAGAAATAAGCTTGGCGGCGGTGCCTGAGCTACACGACGCCATTTTAAAATTGATTAAAAAGGAAATCTAATGGAAGATTCGGTTTTGATGGAGCTGTTGACGGGTCCGTTTTCAGCTTTGGTTTTGGCTATTAGTCTTTTGATGGGGCTATACAAGCTCGCCGGTAAATATTTACCAAAGATTATTCAGCGACACGTGCAAATGATTGACGAGCTGCAAGACAGCCAACAGCAAATTGTTAATAAACTTGTCGAGCTTAGCACACAAATGACCCAACAGCACGCCAACCAAACCGAAGCAATGCGCAAGGCTATCGCAGGTGTACACATCCGTTTAAATCATCAGCAAGACGATTTAAAAGAGGTCAAATTTAAGCTTGGTTTACCGGTCAGAGTAGAAGAAGCTGAAGAAGATTAATCAAGAATCCACAATTTGTTCAATCAAATATCTAATATTGAAATCAAGTGTCTTGCTATTGCCGGCTGTTCCATTGCCGTTTACATCGGTATTCTGACCGAACATTACACCGATATAGAGGTTTCCAAGGCCTGCAATTCTATCAGTTCTTAAAACCATCTCTTCGCTGTTTGTGACCACTGCGCCCGATGCGCCTTTTGTGTGGCCAATGCACAGGTCGCCGCCAGTTACACCAAATTTGTCACCGGCTTCTTTTGCAGCAAAACCAGTTGCAGTCAGTTGAACTGTTTTTAATATATCACCATTGGAATGCTGATAGCTGTTGTCACCTGCACCACGCGTTAAAAAAGCGGAGCTAAGGCTTGAGTTGTTGCCAGCCTTACCGATACCGCTGGTTATCATTGCAAAAAAGTCATTCTGATTATTGTTGTTTAGAATCAAACCTCCAAACATGCCCATACCTGAGCTGCTAATCGTCGTGTTATTGTTTATCACTGGACCAAAATGAAATTCCGCATCTGCATCAGCACCTAGAACGCTATCAGGTGCAATGTTAAATTCAAGAAGAACAGAAATAACTGTGGCCCGATTTGCTGATAAAGTGGCCATTGTAATTCCAGTATCGAAATATAGGTAAGCACATTTTGCAGTTTCAAAAAATGCTGAATCTGCACCAGTGTCAATAGTTATACGATGTGTAAAACCGTTTTGTCCTGCTGCATGACTTGCGGTGTAATTACCCTGTGATAATGTGACATCTGAATTAGCTATTTCTTTCCAAGCATCAGCAGCAGCTGGGGCTGCATCGGGAACAGTGCCGCCCGTGGTTGGATTAAAAACATTTGATATAGACATTTAGCCCCCTTATTCGTGGTATGTAAGCTCGATTTTGTCAATACTTACAGTGCCCGCGTCAGTTTTAAAGAACGCATAAATTGTTGACGATTCAAAGATATAATCAACATCTAATTTATAGATTGCTGAGCCGTCTGTCGCCGTTGTGACGCCGACATCAATTGTGCTTTCTGTGCTTGTTAATATAGCTTCGTCGCCGCCGCTGTCGGTTGTAATCTTAACCGTCAGCTTTGTAGGGCTGGAGTTTAAGCTGCTCATTTGAACATAAACCGCGCTAAGGTGAAAATTCAAAGGAAAATTAGGGGGCATTGCCAGCTCTAATGTCGCCTTTTTTGCTGTGTCGTAACTGGTCCCGACGCTCGTTTTTTGAGTCGAGTCAACGGATTTTTTAATTAAGTGTATCATTCTATCAGCCATTCTATCCACCTTATATTTTAAGAGGGGCAGGGCGGGCGCCCCACCCCTACAATTTCACACGGTAACAGGAGATGCGACCGCGCTTTTTTTATAGCACGGCAACCGGCCAAAAAAAAATAATTAACCTTTTTTAAAAAACAATTTGCATTGTAATACAATAAAGGATATGCTTAAAATGTTCAATTCTGAACACCTAACCAAGGACAAATCAATGACTGATTATATTAAAATCATGATTAATAACAAGGAGACTCAAGAAACGCTTTATTGTGAAGTGCTCGAATCTCGATATGATAGATACTACGCCGGCCGTAATGTATTGACCGGTGAAAGCTGTTATTTTGACGCTGAAATGTGGGACGTGTGCATCGAAGCTGTTTCAAAATACGAAATCGCCGAAGTATTGGCGGCCGGTAGTCTTCGACCTGTGCAATACGTTGCAAAAATCGGCACAATATGCGGCGGCACATGGGCAAAAAGCGATACAATCCGCAAAGCGTTACACAACGCTATTAATTATGCCGACTGGGGCACGATTGATTTAATGATAAAGAAAGGATTATTTAATGGCTCAGGTCACGAAGTAAAGCTTTTTAAAATCACTGGATGGTCAGCTTTTATCGGTGATAGCCTTCATTCAATGGGCGATACAGTAACAAAAATGTACGGCTTAAAAATAAGAAATGACGGCAAAACTAAATTTAATAACCTCTATAAGCTACAATGCCGTGACTGGTATGATTATCTAAAGATTCCGACGCACGATATTTTTGATACTGATGATTTGTATGAAGAAATTTTTGAGTCTGGAAAATTAAGAACCTTCTAACGACCGCAGCAGCTCGCCCCTTCGGGGGCGGGTCTTTGTGGTTTATACTTGTAAAGTATTACAATCATGATATAATAACCATAACCAAGGATTAAACATGTCTGAATTTTTGATTTCACATGGTGAAGCTGTTGTTTCATTCTGTAAAATAGCTACGTACATAATCGGCCCGTGTATGTTTGCTTTGTTGATATGGGCCTTTTACACAATTGACCTAACCGAGGACAAATAAAATGAACCCTGAATTTATAAAATCACTAATCGCGGCGCAATCGCAATTCGACAGCGCTTTAAAGTCTGCAAAAAATCAACGCTTTGCCCGTAAGGATGGTTCAGGCGGCGGCTATGCCGACTTAAGCTCCGTTCTTAATGCGTGCCTTAGTGCGTTGCATGCTAACAATTTGTTTCTGACTCAAACAATCGTTGATAAAGAAAACGGCTTACATCTTCAAACCGTTGTTATGCATGGCTCAGGCTCCCAAATCGACTGCGTGCTGCCTTTGATTATGGACCGCGATGACATGCAGGCGCTAGGCGCTGCAATCACTTACGCGCGGCGCTATGGCATCGTTACGCTTTTGGGTATTACACAAGAGGACGACGACGGCAATTCATGCACGCCGGACTTTTCCAACAAGAGCTACAGCAAATCCAGCGGCAACAATCAGCCAGCCCAAAAGAAAGTTTACACCACACTAGAGAAGGGAGCTGAAGTCGAGGTTTTGAGCGATGGCAAACGCGGCGTCATTAAGTGGATGAATGAAGCTAAAGTCGGCGTCAGTTTTCCAGACAAGGAAAAGCTAACCTATTTCAAGAAAGACCAAGTCAAGCTTGTGACTGAAGACTTGACACCAGAAAACTCAGCGGATATAAATCTAACGGGTGGCGATGATATACCATTTTAAACCCGTCCTTGGTTAAGGCCCGCGCTTGTGCATTAGCGCGGGCCTTTTTTTTTGTAATAAATTACAGAATAATTGCAAATTGCAAAACCGCAGCAAACCAAGGTATGATGGGCACTCTTGTTTTTATTTTGTAAAGGTATTACGATAAGGCTAAGGGCTAAAAGCGCTTAAAATCGATTTATGGGCGTTTTATGAGCATTCAGATATTTTGCTGAATTTGACCCTAAAAACCTTTTTTAAAAAAAGAATTTGCATTGTATTACAATAGATGGTATTCATTAATTGTTCAATCAAGAACGCAAACCGAGGACCGTAAAATGCTTACATCAATAACAAAAGAAGAAGGTAACAAAATTTTCGTTGAAACAATTTTTAGCCAAGAGGACATAAACGAAATTGAACAACAGGCAATAACTATTCTACTTAGAAAAAGTAAAATATTAGGATTAGAAGGCCCCATTAAAAATTGGGATGAGCGCGTCATAAAATTTGCAAACAATATGGATGTGCGTTTTGAGCTTGAGATATATTTCTTCCTAGAAGATGAGGTTAGAAATATGAAAGGTGACGAGCTTGATTACCGGCCAATGTTGGAAGAAAAACGAGCAAGCTTAATGAAGCTGGATTCTTTGATTGAAAAGCTAGAAATATTTTAAACCCCCCCACCGCCCCCGCAAGGGGGCACAACCAAACCACCGAGGACAAAACCAAATGATTAATCAAGAACAAATTATTAAACAGCAAGAGCTAGCAATTCAAAAGCTCGAATCTGATTGTGAAAACCTATCTGATGCTATCGTTGAAATGAGCCAGCAAATCCGATTGTTGAGCGGATACATGTATAATGATTCTCAAAAATATCCAGCAATGATTAACAACGCCAGCAGGGTTAAGATTGGCGGCTATCTGGAAGTGTTATTTAAAATATTAAATCATGAGACCGTCACGAAAATTGTAGACGAAAATAAATCATAAAATGCAATGCCAATAAAAGTGTTATAATAATTAATGAAGAAACTTTATTTTAGATTATGTTGTATCTTCGTCCAGCCCCCTTTGATGAACGAGTCGTCAAACTAACATTCATCAAAGGGGCACTTTTACGCGGGTTTTAGAATGGATAAAGAAGAAAAAGACGCTTCTGAAATAATCAAGATAGAATTGATTATTGACGGGGTTTTAAAAGACAACGCTGACCAATATATCGTATTTGGTTATCTGGTTGAATCTGACGGCGTTAAGGCGCTGTTCTTGAGTAATGACAACATACAGAAGGCGCACGGCCACAAAGCCAGAGTCGAGCAGGTTAACGGCCTGATTTTTTCACGGGAAAAAGACCACCATGATTTTTTCTGCAATCAGTCCGGCATCGTAATTGTCAAGTGTTCAACGGCAAGAGATGCACGCGCGCGGGCTACTTATTTCGTGGAAAATAATTTATTTTAAAATAAAACTTGCATTGTATTACAATAAAGGGTATCTTTAAATTGTTCAATCAAGAACACCAACCAAGGATACCAAAAATGTCAGTCTACCTATACACACTTAGAAAAAGCAAAAGCGTTAAATTCACCTTGCCAAATGGCGAAACCGCAAGGGCTTACAGATACGAATATAAAACATGCCACTTTGACTGGGAACAACATCAAAAATTAATGGATGCGGCACAAAATCGATTTAAAGATTTTACCGGCCCTTTTTATGTCATTGACGAAACCAATATTTATCTACAAAATGGGCCGGAGGCAAATTGGGTTGATACTGAAAGCATATCAGGCATGCCGGTTGCGGTTCTTGACAATGGTAAATTGATACCTGTTAATCAAGAACACATAGCTGAAAAATATGAAATGTCAGAACGTGCCACTAATCCAACCAATTACAATAAATTAGAATATCTTAAAGAATGTATGCCCGCCGTTGTTGACATGTGGCTGCAATTCAACGGCTGTCTTGAAGAAAGCCCAGAAGTAATCGACACCGACGAAACCGATATGCTTTGGGATAAAATCAACGAACAAAACGAAATCATCAAGGCGCTAGAAGAAAAGCTGGCTGATGCAAAAAAAGCTGTAAACATCATTAATGAAATAAGAAATGATTACCAAAAAGAAAACGAGCGACTCCAAGGCATTTTAAACCAGTTTAAAGGGCTGCTGAGCGCATAACGGCAAAGCCCCCGCAAGGGGGCGCTTTTATTCCTGCACAAAATAAATTAAAATAATACTTGCCAAATGTATTACAATCACTTAAACTAAAATTGTTCAATCAAGGACACCAACCAAGGAAACCCAAAATGTCTAAACTCAATGCACAACTTAAAGCAATGCAAACCGAATTAACCGAATACGTCGTCAGCCAGCTGGAGGCCGGTTTGACTTGGTCAAAATGCTGGGAAGCCAGCGCGGCGCAAGGCTTACCCTTCAGCACATCAACCGGCAAAGCGTACAGCGGGTCAAATGTCTTTTGGTTGTGGGCTACCGCACAAATGAAAGGCTTTACCTCTTCAGAATGGGGAACTTACAACGCATGGAAGAAGGCCGGCGGAAACGTGCGCAAAGGCGAGAAGGCCACAAAAATCATGTTTTACAAGCCAATCTTTAAAGAAGAAAAAGGCGAGCAGGTATTTAGCCACGCCGCATTACGCGCTTATTCATTGTTCAACCGTGACCAAGTTGACGGCTTACCCGTCGCAATGCCTAAAACCGACAACGGCGTCAAGTGTGACGCGGGCGCCTTGTTTCAATACACCGAAGCGCAAAACATCAAAATCAGCTACGCAAATTACGCGGCTTACAATTACCAGCTTGATAGAATCATTCTACCCAAAAGCTACACCCAAGAAGCTGGCGGATGGTCAACCGTTGCACACGAAATTATTCACAGCACCGGCCACAAAAGCCGACTTGACCGCACCATGTCACAGGCCAAGCACGAATACTCATACGAAGAGCTTATAGCCGAGCTTGGTGCCTTGTTTCTATGCTCGCAGCTTGGACTGGCTACCGACGAAAGCAAAGAACAGAGCGCCGCATATTGCGCACACTGGGCACAAGTATTGAAGGCCAACCCAGCTATGTTGTGGAAGGCGGCCGGCGATGCTTCAAAGGCTTGCGAATTCGTTAATAAATCCCTTAAAGTAGAAAAGGCGGCGGCATAATGCCGCCCCTTTGGGGGTTCAAATGGATTTTAAAAACTGTTACACGTTGGCGCGGCATCAAATCGGCGCGGCGCACATGGACCAATCGAACAGGATTGATAACATTTCAAGCGTTTTATGGCTGGAGCGGACCTATAACGAGCAAGCCGAAGAGGTCAAAGGGGTCACAAAAAAATCAGGCCACACGGTTTTAATCGGCCCCTATTCAGTCAGCTGCACCTGTCAAGACAGGGTCAGGCCGTGCAAGCATATTTTAGCCCTTTCAAAAAGCATAATAGACAAACATCAACCAAGCGAGCAATAAAAATGCACCGAATACAAGAGATTTTAAGAGATTTACGCCACAAGCCCAAAAATCGCCTCCAATCGATTTTACAGGCTACTCACCCGTACATACTAGGGCTTACCACAAAAGACGAGGTGAGGCGATACAGCGTAATGTGGGAGGACGTTTTGATTGAAACCCATATTAAGCTCGAAGAAGCACAAGAACGCGCCGCAAATTTAGACGACCCTGAACTTAACCGAATCAAGATGATGATAGCCAAGGATTTTTCGGTTCAGCTGTCCGTTCTGGCTGATTATTCCACCTTTGTTGTGTGTCATCATTTGTTAGGTACAAAAGGGTTTGAAAATGTACAAATACACTAAAATCACACGTGAAGAAATAGAGGCGCTCGACATGACCAGTGAAGCTGCCGTTTATTTTATCATGAAGCTTTTCATGGGTAAAAATGGCGTCGCGTATCCCACTTCGGCGACCATATCCAACATATTAAACATAAGCGTAAGAAGCGTTCAAAATGCACGGCGTAAATTGCTGAAAAAGGGGTTAATTGTTCGTGACGGTTATGAATCAAAAACAGGAAATGCACGCTACAAATTAGGGGTGCAGAATCTTGCGCAGGGGTGCAAGATTTTGCAGGGGGGGG